TTCGCGGGTTTCAAGTTCGCGTGGTGCGCGGTTAGTTTTTTCCATTTTCATTTCCTCATTTCTTCAGCAACCTTACGAGCGTACAGTTCCAACGGAACTCCCAATCGCTTGGCGATATTCACCTGTGTCTGCGTCAGCACGATTTTGCGCGGTGCTGTACTACGGGTTGCAGGTGCAACATTGTTGGATTTGGTTCGCTGAGGTTTAGCATCAGCGGGTTCTTCGACTCCAAACTGGTCAGAGAACCTGTCGCGCATGTCAGTGTTGATACGTTTGTAGTATTCATCACTACCTGCCGGGATTCCTTCCCCTACCAAGTCCTCGTGCAATCCGAGGGCATAAGCTGTCATCCGTTTGTTGGACCCAAACCACTGATTTTGATCCTGCCATGCAAGCAGTTTTTCGTCCACGGGTGCAGCCGGTTGAGGCTGATATGCGGGTTGTACATCAATTTTTTCGTCCTGTAAAGGGGCTGCACGGAAATTATTTACGCGCTCCGCTTTCATTTTGGCTGATGTAAGTGCTTCTTGAGCATCCACCAGAGCGTCTGAGTCTCCAGCTTCGTAGGCTGCTTTGTACTGGCGTTTAGCATCTTCAAGCTCATTAGCCACTACTTTTTTAGCCTGTTCAATCAGGGCTGTTTGGCCTTGGTTGACTGAACCTTTAAGTTTTTTATTTTCTTCAATTACGGCTTGCGCAATACGCAGGGCTTCATCTTTCTCACGATGGGCTGCTTCTTTTGCACGGCGCTCGTCGTGATAGCCCTTAGTAAAGTGTTTAATACGTTTCTGAACACTTTCGTCGTATTTTGACAACTCGTCGTCTGTCACCTCTTTGGGAGGCTCGGTCATGGGCGTACGGTTACGGTCCTCTTCAGGCGTATCGTCTACGACTTCAATTTCCGGTTCGTCGGACTCAGGTTCCACAACTTTGCCACCCTTGCGAGCGTTGACCTCAACTTCATCGGGAAACTCAAACTCTGTTTTTTCAATTTCAGCCATGATTACTCCTTAGGTTGGGCGTTGGATACCGCGTGGGTCTTGCACAACAGCTTGCACTGAATCGTCGTTGATGAGTCTCCACTCTGTACCGTGGATTTTCATGCGGGTTCCCGTATTTGGACGAACCAAAATAAAGTCACCTACTTTGCAACTCGGACCAGATGGGAACCGGGCTTTATCTGCGAACGCATCGGGGCCAATTTTGGCAACAAATAACACAGGGGATAAAAGCTCCTCGTGATATATAGCCGTAGCAGACTTCAAAATTCCAGTCTCGCTAAACTCTTCCTCAGCCTTGGGCAACATACACAGCAAGTGATATGTTGCGGGGTCCGGCACTTGTTTGGCTTTTTCTTCCGTGGATGTGTTTAGCAATCCCGTCAGATCAACCGCACTAACGTCGAATTCAGTCATCGTCATATTCCTTAGTTTTTCGCACGAGGTCAGCAAGTTCGTACTGCGCGGTTTGCAGACCTCGGATAGTCCCGCACAGTTCTTTGTAGTGATCGTGGGATTTCGCACCACCAGCACTGACAATATCGACCAACTGCTTGACGTGTTCGTCAAGTTTTTTGTTTAACACCTCAAGCAAATTAGTCATCATTCATCCTTTGTAATTGGTTCGTTGTTTGCTTTTTCAGCAGCCATCGCCGCGTGACGCATTTTCTGCATATGCGCCATGTCTTTCTGCATTAAGTTCTGTCCATGCACCTGTCCGCCTTGTGCCATCTTCTGCCCATGGGCCTGTTGCGCTTGCGCCATAGCTTGCTGCTGTTGAGCCGCCGCAGCTTGTTGTTGCTGCTGGGCAGCCTGCATCTCTTGGGCGTGACGCTCCATCTGCATTTGCATCTCCATGCGGTGTTGTTCGGCTAACATCACAGGATCAGGGTTTGCACTACCCTGTTGCTGCGCCTTGAGTTCAATCTCAGCTTGCTTAAGTAACAAGTCACCCTCGACCTTCTTGGCTTTGGTATCAGCGTCTTGCTTCTTAATCTGGAGTTCAGCTTGCTGCATCTGAATAATTGGATCTTGAGCTTGTTGCTGGGCTTGTTTCTGAGCGGCTTCGCCTTGGTGCATCTGTGTAAGCTGCGCAGCGGCTTGTGCCACGAGTTTGGACAACTGCACTTCAACTTCTTGTGGCAACTCTGCGTTAGGTGCAGGCAATGATGCGCCCAAACGCTCTTCAATTTGATTGCGGTACTGGAACGCAACGTGTTCTGCAATGTGAGCCATGATCGCGCCCTGCATTTGCTGCGCCATGGGATTCTGGCCCATCTGACCCATCACCATCGGATCCTGCAACATGCTGGTATGAACAGCAATGTGTGCGTCGTGATCTTGGAAAATAAATGCCTTTGTGGGTTTGCCAGTCAGGAACGCCATGTTTTCACTGATCGGATCGCGTGGTGTTAAGTCATCATCAATTGGTACAAGCTTGTCTGCGTTCTTGACACCCAAGACTTCAATCATTTGACGGTGCAACACTGGGAGGTTGTATATCTGCGGTGCGCCTTGAGCCAACTGAATGACTGCTTGGTACTGCATGATGCGCTGCGCCATCGTCGAGCTATTGGGGTCCGACACCGGTATAACTGAGACCATGTCGTAGTCCGCACGTTTGGCTTTACGATCACCCTCAACTGGATCAAAGCTGTACTCTTCTGGTGTGTAGTCCCGGATAATGTCGCGCAACAACTGAAACTCTTGCTTCATACTGTAGTGAATTCGCGCTTGCACCGCCGACATGGTTTTAAGCTGGCGTTCTAATAGCGCCAATGTGGTACCTACCGGAGAGTTTGCGCTCATGTCGCTGATGTTCATGTCAGCAATAGAGCCAAGGCGACGCCCTTCATCAGTAATCTGATTCAAGAGTGCCAACAAAACTTGTGATGGTTCTTTATATGGCAACGGCATGATGTTATCGCGCACCGCTCCACTAGGAATGTCTACATCACGCCACTCGCCGGGATTAATCGGGGTATCGTCATCTTTAATCCGTAGACCTCGGGTCTTTAAACCGCCGGGCAAATTAGATAGTGTGCCAGCATCAACGAGTTGACGAATGATGGAAGTACCTGCGCGTGCGTAGCCGCCGATCAAGTGGATTAAACCCAAACCATATGCACCAAAGCCGGGTATGTATGTGTACTGTACGAAGTGATCGCGCTTTTGTTGGGTCTTGTCGTCTGGGTTCCAGTTTCTGCGAACCGCCAACACTTTGTTCGTACCACGATCAATTGTCACGACATATGGCAGGGCAATGCCATCATCATCTTCATAACCGGGCATGTCGTAGTCAACATGAATCTCAAGAATTTGATAGCGGTCGTCGTCTGTAACGCTGTATCCCTGATCGTCAGCTTTCTTTTTCTCCACATCAGTGTGCAGAATCTGTGGCTCACCCAAATCTACGTCTACATAAAAGCCAGCAACCTGTAACCGCTTGATATCATTCTTGGTCTTACGCATGATGTGGGTCACACGCTCAGAGTTCTTCAAACTTGAGGCACCATAGGGAATTATGATATCTTCAGCAGGAATAAAAATCGCAACTTGGCGATTCAGACCGGGATCAAAATAAACTTTCTTAAAGGCTGCGCCCGCAAGCCCCAAGTTGTACAACATGCGCTCATGCTCAGGGCGGTATTCAGACATCACTTCCGTGAGCTGGTAATTCATGTCATCCTTGACGCGCTCCGCAGCTTCTTCCTTAAGTTTGTCGATAGCGCCAATGATTTCCGTCTTAACCGGGCCTTGAGCAGGAAACGTTTCAATGATAGTCTCACTCTGGAACCGAACAGCGGCCTCGGTGAGCACCGTAGAAAAGACTCCACAAGCTCCAAGCCAAGGTTCCGTTCTTTCTTCATACTTCATCCCCAAAACATCTAGACCCTTGACGTACATCTCCACCCAATCTTTGCGGCTGGCAATGTCGGCGTCCACCAACTCAACCAAATCACTGGCAAGTTTCTGCAACTCACCTTCATCCATAATCTCAGCTAAGTTCTCATCAAAATCCTCGCCTTCACCCTTACCCGGCATCAGGTCAATCTCCATGCCGTCCATGCCGATGCGTACGCCTTCAGGATTCTCAATCTCAATCTCAATGCCGGGGCCTTCCTCGATATCAGGAGCCAGTGCATCCAACCCAAGCGGTGCTGGGTTTGTCGAGGGAAACATATTAGTAGCCATTATTTAGTCCTTGTGCGCTTGAGTGTTGCGCGGTTTGTTTTGGGGTTGTATGTATAGGCAGTTGAAGCTTTACCCGAGCTTTTAGTCGCCCGGTCTATCGCCCGTTGCTGCGCCGTCATTTCGTTACGCGCTTGTCCTGCGGCAGTAAGTTTCTCAGACCCTTCCTCCATCTGCCCGCGTTTACGCAGCAGGCCAATTGCCAGATCCCGCGAGCCAACTTGCGCAGCAAGGCGGTCAACCAAACTGTTTGCTCCCATGAATTTCTGAGTGGTCATACCATGTCCTTAATAATATGCCTGCCGACGCGAAACGTAACGGGGTTCATTATCCTCGTAGTCGCTACTTAAGCGCAACAGCCCCCCTTTGCGAATCCGCATCAACGCCAGTGTCATCGTGTCCACCTCGTCGTCGTGCTCCCCAGCCGGGAACGCCAAAATCTCTTCCACAGTGGCCGCAGCCCACGCATTCTCGGGAAACCAAACGTGCCCAGACGCAAACATATCTGCCACGGCATTAAGTCTGGCAATTTTATCCTGACCCTTACCCGGACTAAAGTCCTGTACAAATATACCTGACCGGCGCATCTCATCAATCAGAGGCTGACCACTGGCCTTAGCCTCGACAATCACACTGTCCGGCTCCCATTCTTTATACTGCTCGTGCGCCATGGCTTTTAGCTCAGGAAACTCATATTTCCCTTTGACTTTGTTCAGCAGTATGACGTTCTGGGTCCCATCCTCTTCGTTCTCCCACACACCCCATGTATGGCACACAGAAAAGTCAGACCTCTGCTTGGTAGTAAGCGCTGTATCAAACGCCTGCACAATAAAGTCAACTCTAGGCGGGTCATCCTTGGTCCACCAGCGTATCCAGTCCCGTTTTATGATCGCAGCCTCGGCTGCGGTTGGGTTTTGCTGGTATTGAGCGTACCACTGCCACATGATGTGGTGCATTGACGCCCGGGTTTGTTGGAGTGACTCGATTGACCACTGTTCTGGCCAGATTGACTTCTCGTTATCCGTGCCTTCGTTCAAAATTGCAGGGAATTCAAAGGTTTCGTAGGTATCCCCGCCCTCATTCATGGCGGAATCCTTAATTAGCCGCCCAATCAAGTCCCTTTGGTGCCACCTAGTGTGCAAAACACATATTTTTCCCTCTGGCATGAGTCGAGTACGCAGACCAGCACTAAACCACTCGTATGCATTGTCCAAAGATGTGGTATTTCCAGCCTTAATGTCCTGTTCTGACAGCGGATCGTCGGCAATAATCAAGTGAGCGCCCCGTCCGGCCAGCGCACCACCCACACCAATCGCAAAATACTCGCCACCCTTGGTCGTATTCCACTGC